TTTTGATGCAGCAGGTTCTGCTGTTGCACTAGCGATAGCTTTGGGATAGCAATATGGCAAATACATTTCTTAGAAAAACTTCACGTAGCATAGGCACATCAGCAGTTACGGTGGGAAGCTACACAGTAGGTGGCAGCACAGCCACAACCGTCATTGGGTTGTCTTGTGCTAACAGAACTACTGCAGCTATCACAGTTGACGTAACACACAACGATGGATCTAATGATACGTTCTTAGTTAAGACAGCTACCGTACCTAGCGGAGGCTCACTTGTTGTCGTTGGAGGTGATCAAAAGGTCGTTTTACAAACAGGCGATAGCATTAAAGTGACATCAAGTGCAGCCTCCTCTTGTGACGTAATGATGAGTATATTGGAGATTACCTAATGGGTAAGTCTAAAGATTTAGCTACTGGCGAAACACGGTTTGTAAACACCGCTGGCGATACTATGACGGGTGCTTTGACTGTTGGAGGGGCAGTAACGGTAAACCCTGATGCAGATAGCTCACTACTTATAAAGGACGGTGGCACAAACGCATTAATGATGACTGCCGCTACTGGTGATGAGTTATATATTGGTGCAAACAATGAGTATGCTATTAGAATAAAGAATGACGGAACTAAAGATGTAGCTTTTGATAACGGTAGCCGTGTGACAATGCCTAGTCAGCCTAGTTTTTTAGCATATCGTGCAGGAAGTAACTATACTACAACTACTGCAAATTGGGAAAAACTTATTTTAGACGGGACAAGATGGAATACTGGTAGTCATTATAGCACATCAAATCATAGGTTTACTGCTCCTATATCAGGAGTTTACCATTTTGATGGTGGTGTGAATAGATATTATATACCTGCTGGAAACCTTTTTAGAGTGGCTTTGTATGTAAATGGTTCTGCTTATATATACGGTCAGGTTGATTACTCTGATGGCACCAGTGATTTAAAATATATTGTATCATCTACAATGAAACTAGATGCTAACGATTATGTAGAATTGTGGTCATACAGTAATTACTCAGGATCAAATGGTTTCAGTGCTGGTGCAACTTGGAATGCTTTTAGCGGATATCTAGTAGGTTAGGAGGAACATATGGCATACATAGGACAGACACTAACCGAAGGTACAAGAAGAGCGCACACATATACAGCTACTGCTGGACAAACTACATTTAATGCTGTATACTCTCTTGGAAATGTAGACGTATATCAAAACGGAATACTGTTACAACCTGCTGACTACACAGCTACCACAGGAACTACAGTGGTGTTAGGCGCTGCTGCTGCATTAGACGATGAGATAACTATTATATCTCACAACATATTCAGCGTAGCGGATGCACCTACACTTTCAGGTGGCGGCACATTTGCAGCTAGTATCAGAGCTACCCTGTTTGATAGTGAGCAACACAAAACTAAACTGGCATTGTTTCAGACTAATGATCAAACACTGTCTAATAACGTAACCATAGCAAGCACAGAGAACGCCAGTTGTAACGGACCTCTTTCGGTAACATCTGGTGTGACGCTTACAGTTAGTGGGAACTTGACAATCATATGAGTACTTTACATGTAGAAAATCTAAAAGGTCTTAGCTCTGGCGGTAATGCCAATAAGATTATTATACCTTCTGGGCAGACGCTTACTGCTCCAGGCCATGTTATTCAGACTGTTGATAGTTTCAATTCTACTCTTTTATCTACATCAAGTAGTGGAACTTGGGTTGACTCTGGTGAGACAATTACAATTACACCAAAGTTTGCAACAAGTAAGCTACATATGTGGGTTTATGCTGCTGGCGAAGTATATGGCGCTGCAAATCAAGGGTCTGCTTATAGAATAATGAATGGGTCAACAATAGTATATGATAACGAATACTCTAACTATAATAGTGATGAAAACACTCAAAGAATAGACAAAGTAATATTACTTCATATTGAGTCAGCAGCAAGCACTTCGGCAAGAACGTATACATTACAAGTTCGAATAAGAGGCAATGGAACAGCTAGACATAATCAATATGGTGAACCTTCTAGAATGGTTATAATGGAGATAGCCCAATGAGCATCCTAAAGGTAGACACCATCAACGAAAAAACTAGTGGTAATGGGGTGGCTATCCCAGGTCATGTTATTCAATTCAAACATTTTAGCGGTACTAGCCAAACCGATGTAAACTCAAATGGAAATTACTTTACCGTACACACAGACTCCACTTTTTCAATCACACCAAAGTTTAGTACTAGTTTAATTGCTATAAGGCACTATGCAGGAGGCTTAGTACAAAACACATCAAGCGTATATTTAAGAGTACAAAGAAATGGCAGCACTATTTTAGAAAATGACCGTCATGGTTTTCAAAATTTACCTTCTAACTGGTCGCCTATAAATTGGAGCTTTCAATTTGTAGATACTCCAAATTCAACTTCAGCGCTTACCTATACAGTTCAGGTAAGAAAAGAAAGTGGTTATTTAAGAGTTAACGATTATGCATCAAATGCAAATACTTATGTTCTTACCCTAGAGGAGATAGCGCAATGAGTTCTATCTTAAAAGTTGATACGATACAGACTACGGCAGGGGCGGCTCCTTTTATTACTAGCTTGGGTATGAAAGCTCAATACTTTGGGGTTACATTAGGTGACACAACTGTTTCTGCGTCCACGACAACAACATACGATATGTCTAGCTTGATAGGAACTGGAGCAACTTTAAGTAATGATTTGTTAACGGTTACAGAGGCAGGAGATTATTTATTACAATTTTATGTAGGATGTGCATACACAGGTAGCGGAAATTCAAGATACCAAGAAAACTATCTCCACGTTAACTCAACAAAGATTATAGATAGCCGTGATAATGTTACAAATATTGACGGTAATTATGAATATTATACTTGCACAGGGCATCGAATTTATACTCTTGCGGCAAATGATGTGCTTAAAGTATCAGGTAATGGGCAGGGTAATTATATTGTAAGAAGTGCTTATGGCTCTAATCTCTTTGGCATTAAACTTTCGTAAATAGGATAAACAAATGACAGATATAGCAACAGCATTAACAGAACTAGGCGTAACCGAATGGGTGTTGCGTGGAGAACCAACAACTGAGAAAGAGTTCGAGACTATGTTCCGTAAGGTCATGGGCGCAGACAGCAACGGCTCTGCAATAGAAAGCTCAGACCCATCACACTTCGGTACAACGTGGGATAAAGTCAAAGCCAAGAAGGATGCCCTTGTAGCAGCAGAACCCATGAGGTTACTACGTGAAGAGCGTAACAGAAGATTAGCAGAAGTAGACTGGTGGGCATCAAGTGACCTAACTATGACTGATGCACAGAAGAAGTATAGAACTGACTTGCGTGATATAACTAAAAGCGCAACATCATTAGATGATGTAACTTGGCCTACAAAACCATAGGAGTATAATATGGCAGAGATTAAAGTAACACTAACCGACACTGAACTAAAGTGTCTTGAGTATGCAGCAGCTTCCCCACAGGACTGGGCTGACAATGCTTTGACTAACAGAGCTAGGATTGCCAAGGAGGAGATTATTGCTGCTCTTGTAGCACACTGCAATGCAAACTCAGTAGCACTAGCTGTTGGTGAAGACGCACAGGTAACACAAGCGTTTGACCTAAAGGTTGTAAAGAAAGCATCTGAAGAGTAAGGAATATCATGTCATACATTGGCACTGAACCTAAAGACATAAGATCATTTGGCAGAACTAAGTTTGACTACACTGCTTCGCAGGGTCAGACAGCGTTTACTGGTGCTGATGATGACGGTAAAGTATTAGCATTTACTGCAGGACAGATAGAGGTATACGTCAACGGTATCCTCATGGATGACAGTGACTTCACCACAACTGGTACTGGCACAGTCACACTAGCATCTGCAGCTAATCTGAATGACGTTGTTAATGTTGTATCCTTTGAGACTAACATACCTGACAGTAACTATGTACCTGCTTCGGGTGGTACGTTTACTGGTGCAATAACTCTTAGTGGTAATGTTAGTGGCGCTACAACATTCACAGATCAAGTTACATTTGGAACTAGTACAAATCTTCTTAGTAATGCTGAATTTACTACTAATACTACTGGCTGGACTGCAACTGGTTCAACCCTCGCTATTGTTTCGAATGAACTTCAATTAACACCCGGCAGTGGTGTAAACGGCTTTGCAAATCAACAGGTTGATAATCTTGTTGTTGGTAGAAGTTATATAGCATCGGTTACCGTTACAGTAGATGCTGGCTCTCTTACTAGATTATACATAGGTACTTCTGCAAACGGAAATCAAACTGTTACTAATTCAAACTTAGGTACTGGTACGCACTCTTTTACTTTTACAGCAACAGCAACTACCCATCACTTTGCTCTTGTTGTTGGTGGTGGCACTGGTCAGGTTACAAGATTTGATAATGCTAAACTTATTGAAGCAAATAAAGTTACTTTTCCAGCAGGATACGGAAAAGTTGATGGTATTTTAGCTGTAGATCGTGCAACATCTAATGGTACAATTATTGACATACAGAAAGATGGCTCATCTGTGGGAACTATTGGTGCTAATGGTTCTAATTTATACATTGGCTCTCCCGAAGGTACGGACGCCTATATTGGTTTTGGTAATAACATAGTAAGACCAGTAACAAGTGCAGGAGCGTCAAGAGATAATGCTATTGACCTTGGTTATACTGGTATGCGCTTCAAAGACCTCTACCTCTCAGGAGGTGCCTACATTGGCGGCACTGGTGCGGCTAATAAGCTGGATGATTATGAGACTGGCTCTTACAACCCTATATATTTAGCTACTGGCAGTAGCGGTTCTAATTCATATAATTATCAAACAGGAATTTACACTAAAGTAGGTAGGCTGTGCAGAGTTTGGATAGATATGGAAATTACATCGTCAAGTGGTATGAGTGGAACTCCTGCAATTTCTTTACCTTTTACAGCCGATAGTGGAGCAGATATGGGTTCTTTTGTTCCTTGGGCTATCCATACTAACTTTACCAATAGTAAATTCGCTACACAGTGGATTAACGCCAGTACAGATATAATGTTAATGTATACGTGGACTGGTGATACTAATGCTGGTCATGCCGTATGGAATTTAAATACCACAGGAAGAATATCTGGTGGTGTAGTGTATCAGACAAACTAATAACTAGGAAATAAACAATGGCATTAACAGAAGAAACAGTACAAGATAAAATTGAGATAGTCGGTGACTTCAAGCACATCCAAGTGCGAACAGCTACCATTATCAAGAAAGACGGTGTTGAGATTAGCAGATCATTTCACCGTCATGTCGTAGCACCAGATGCAGACATATCAGGTGAAAGTGCAGATGTAAAAGCTATTGCTGCACAAGTACACACAGACGCAATCAAAACAGCATATGCTAAACACTTAGCGGAAAGCGCACCCTAATGACAAGAGCAAGAGATGTAGCTAACCTCATAGGTTCTGGCAATTACAGCAGTACTACTTTCACAGCTACTGCAGGACAGACAGCCTTTAGCATATCCCACACACAGGGATTT